TATCTAAATCTAACATTATCACAATCAACCCACTGTCCTTCAGCTGTGGTTTCTGTGATTTGTTTGTTAATACCTGGTTGAAATCCTATCTTTTGTAGCATATAACCCTCTATATAATAATTGTGTTCTAAATTATAGCATAAAATAAAAAGAATGAAAGTTACTAATATTAAAGATCTTTTGATAGTAAAAGACAATTTTTTTAAAGAAAAGGTCTACAATCAAATACTTTATGATATTTCAAGATTAAACTTTCAAAGCCGGTATAATACATCTAAAGAAGAAGACAAGAATATTTATCAAAAAATATATTTTAATGTGCCTTTAAATAAAGACCATTTTGCAGTGCAAGAGGTATTTAAAATACTGTCTGAATATGGGTTAAATTTAGTTTCTGCAGAACATAATTATTTTCTAAGCACTAAACACAAAGAAGCATCCCCGCACACCGATCACTCAGATATAAATTGTTTGGTATATTTAAAAGGAATTAATATCTTAAATAGTGGTACTGGTTTTTACCACAAAGAAAATGATGAACTTGTTTTAAACAGACATATAGGATTTAAAGAAAACAGAGCGTTAATTTTTGACTCTAAAATACACCACACTTCTTTACAATTTAATGAAGTAACAGCAACAAGATATGTAATGGCTAATTTTTTTAATTATAAATAATATGAAAATTATGAAAGCTAAAATTGTATGGTTTCCTGAAAAGCTATCTTCTATAGATTTTGATTCTTTAGAAAATAAAATGGAATGGGATCAAGAACATTTAAAAACTGTTCGTAAATTTATGGAACAAGATGGATTATTATTTCCAGGAGTATTTAAAGATGGTGAGATACATTGTGGACACTATAGATTTAAAATAGCAAAAGAGATGGGCTATGATGGTATCGATGCTTATAAGGTAGATAGCTTTAAAGATGCCCTGCACTTGACTAATTTTAGTCAGTTGTGTTATAAGCACTATCAAGAATATAAAGAAAATAATTACTTATGATAAATACTTACAACTTATTTGCTGTGCCAGTCGTGCATGGTAAATTACCCTTACAACCAATTGTACATAAAAAAATTTTATCATTTGTAGATGATAACTATACTGAAAGTGATTTACGTTCTAATAGAAAGGGGTTTCAATTTCATAAAGATTTTGAAGGTAAAAAAGAAATGGATGAATTAATAAATCAAATGATGTTAAAAACATTTAACAGCCACATTAGCTGGAGTTGGTTAAATGTTTTAGGAGACAACTCTTACAATAATCCACATTCACATCCTACTCTTCATTCTAATTTTTCAGGAGTGTTTTACTTATCAAACGAAAACAACAATATAATTTTTACAAGAGATAATGAAACTTTTAGTTTTCAACCAACAATTTTTGATTTTTTAATTTTTCCATATAGTTTAGTACATTATGTACTACCGGAAAAAAGAAAAGAAAAAAGAATATGTTATGCATTTAATTTAAAAACTTTGGAGGATAAAAACAATGTATGAATCATTAACAGAAGCAACTAAATTTCATTCAGTAAATAAATCTAATTGGATTGGAGAAGCGTTAGCAGAATATAAACATAACGTTTTTAATTTAATAAAAGAAAATAATATAAAAACTATTTTAGATTATGGTTGTGGTAAAGCAAAATTTCATTCTATTTTATTTAATAATAAAAAAGTTCCTGGCTCACCAATGGATATTAACATTACTCCTTACGATCCAGCAGTTCCAGAATTTGCTAATAAACCAACTGAACAATATGATTTAGTTTTATGTGTTGATGTAATGGAACACGTTCAAGAAGATAAAGTTGAAGAAGTCCTTAAAGATATATTTACTTTTAGTAACAGAGTATTTTTAACTATCACTTGTTATGCTGCCACTCAGACTTTAGTTAATGGTAAAAATGCACATTACACTATTAAAGAACCTGATTGGTGGAAAGAAAAATTAAAACCATATAATGGAATGTATATTGCTATTTTTCAAACAAAACCTGATAGAGGAGGCAAAACTATAAACAAAGAAGAGTGGATGCCTAATAAAATTACGTTAGAAAAATTAAAAAAAAATCATAAAACATTAGACGAAACTCAAAAAGAAAAAGCTAAACTGTTGTAACAATGCCTATAAAAATTGTAGATGATTTTGCAAATGTAAAAGAACAATTAGAAATAATAAATTATATAAACAATAATAATTTACTCTATTCTTTTAACAGAACTTCTATAACAAATAAAAAATTTATGACTTCTAATACAATAGATTACCCGCAAATTGTTCATGAAATTATTAAAGATGATGAGATATATAATAATGTTTTATTTTCTTATATCTACACTTTATTATTTAAACATAAACTATCTAATAATTTTATTCATAGAATAAAAATAAACACAACGTTCCCTTATCCTAAAAGTAATAAAAAAAATTATGGACCAATTCACATTGATATATCGGACCCTAATGTAGATGGTATTAGTATTATATATTACATAAACAATAGTGATGGAGATACTTTATTTTTTGATGATAAATTAAATGTGACTAAAAAAATTACACCACGACAAGGAAGAGCTATTATATTTGATAATAAAATAAAACACACAGCTTGCTGTCCAATTAATTCAACTCACAGGCAAGTTATAAATATGGTCTTATACAAATGATAAATTTAATAGATAAAAATAATAAATTAAGTGAAAATAAAAATAGTCTAGTAGTCACTTATCCAAGAACTGTTCATATTTTATTTGGCAATTATCCATACCCAGAAAAAATACATAATTTTATTTTAGAAATTAAAAATAATTTAAGTGAAAAAATGGATGGGTACACAAACGTAAAAGGAGGAATGACAAGTTGGGATCATTTTATAGATAAACCATCATATAAAGATTTTATATCTTACGTAATTAACAAACACCAAATATCACACCCAAATATTTTTGAACATTTTTTTGAAAAATATATTCTTAGAGAGGCTTGGGGAAATGAAATAAAAAACAATGATAGTTTAGATTATCATTATCATCATTATATTCATGGAATTTTATATTTAACAAAAGGTTGTGATTTAAATATACCAGAATTAAATATTCGAATAACACCTGAACCAGGAGACTACTATATATTACCCCCTTATATACAGCATGGATTTGAAAAACATAATGGAGAAAATAATAGATATTGTTTAGTTTTTAATTTGCACAACAACCCAATGTCTCATTTTAGTTATAATAAAAAAATTGAAAAACTTGAAAAAATAAAATGAATTATTTAGAAGCCATAGTACAAATAGACAATATTGTTGGGGATATATTTTGTAAAGAAATAATGGACTATTATAATAATATTAATTTAAAATCTTTAGGAGTAGTAGATCCATCTGATCATACTTCTAGAAATGTTTTAGGTAAACATTTAGATTACGAAGATGATAAAATTGTTTATGATAAGATAAACAAAAAAATAGAAGAAAGTTATATTTTTTATAAAATTAAATTTCCAAAAATTATATCAAACAAAATTAGTGAAATAGATTTATTAAAATATGAAGTAGGCGGATATAATAAATACCATGTAGACACTTATACAGATATTCCAAGATCTCTTAGTGTTATAATAAATTTAAATAATAATTATAAAGGTGGAGATTTAGTTTTTGTAGATCAAAAAAATAAAGAAACAAAAAGATGTAAATTAAATAAAGGCAGTATTATATTTTTTCCAAGTAATTTTATGTATCCACATGGAATTGAAAAAATAACAGAAGGGACTAGGTATAGTATAGTAGCATGGCTTCAATAGACGTTAAAGTAGATAACCTGTTTCCAAATTTAATAGCCACTAAAAATATAGATGTTTCAAAGTTAAATGTTACAGGAAAAAATTTTAAAAAAACTTTTGGATCAGATATAAAAACTACTCTTAATGGTAACACATTATTTAATAAAAACTCAATAAATTATTTAAATATAGAACTTAGATTAATATTAGGTTATTTATTAAAACCATATTGTAAAACTTTTGTTTTTAATGTGTGTGATATATGGTTAAATAAATATAGTAAAAATGACTATCAAGAAAGTCACATTCACCCCAGTGATTTTTCTTTTATAATATATTATAAAATAGATGAATCTTATACAATTTTTAATAATCCAGTTAAAAGTTTATTAGAAATGCGTGATAGTAAAATATTTAATAAACATTATAAACCAAAACTAAAACAAGGAGATCTAATAATTTTTCCCTCTTACTTAGAACATTGGGTAAAACCTAATTCTAATAACACGACAATTGCAGGTAATATAAAAATTATAGATATAATTAAATGAATGAAAAAACTGTAAACATAAATAATTTTATTGGTGTGTATGATAATTATATTACTAAAGAAGAATGTAACAAAGCCATAAAACTATATGAAGACCAAAATAAATTTAATAAAACCCTTAGTAGAATTAGTTCTGAAAAAGCATCAATCTTAAACAAACAAGATCAACAATTTTTTGCAGGGCCAGGTAATATAAATATTTGGTGGGAAGAGTTAAAACCTATGATAGTAAATTTTGATATAGCGTGGAATCATTATGCAAAAAATGTAGGTGCAATTGATGCTTATGGTGGTGAACCTTTTCATTATGCAGATTTAAAAATACAAAAAACATTACCCACAGAAGGATATCATGTTTGGCATGTAGAGCATGCTAAAGGATATGACAATGAAAAAAGAGCGTTTGTTTTTTCAATATATTTAAATGATGTAGAAGAAGGGGGAGAAACAGAATTTTTACATTTTTCAAAAAGAGTAAAACCAAAGACAGGTAGAATAGTTATTTGGCCAGCAGGCTTTCCATATTTACATAGAGGTAATTCACCTTTATCTGGTGAAAAATATATTCTAACATCTTGGATGTTATTGCGACCGTGATTAAAAAAATTAACATTAACATTCCAACAAAAACAAATAAAAGAATAATTAATTTGTTATCAGAAATTGATGGTTGGAGTTTTGGATATGATAACAACAGTAACCAAGTAAACGTTAATAAAGCAGATGCTGGTTTTACTTTAAAAACCTATAACAATTCATTTAAATATATAGATAATAGTAGTTTAAATTGTTTTGCATATCTCATATCTGACATAGTAGAAAAAAATACTTTTTTTAAATTTAAATTAATAAACAGAATACATTGGAATTGGTATCATCCAGGTAGTAACATGGAATTTCATTCTGATGAAAGTTTAGATAATTTTTTTTCAATTGTTTATAACTTACATACAAATGATGGTGGAACAGAGTTTAATATAAATGATAAAAATACTTTTTATAGTTCTAATGAATCTGAAGCTTTATTTTTTCCAAGTAAAATACAGCACAAAGGAATAGCACCTACAAAAAATTTTAATAGGTTTTCTTTAAATATTGTCGTTGAAATATAAATTTTTATGCAGTAGGTCTTGCACCTAATCTAGTAATTTTTTCAGCTTCAGTTTCTCCGTCAACGTTATCATTATCCCATACTCGTTGTAGATATGCTAACTGAGCTGCGTTCCATTTATCAATAAATGGTTGAAAATCTAAACCAGTGCTAGCCCAAGTATCATTAGGAGTTCCGTCTTTAAATTCTACTTCATCTTCAGCGTTTGAAGTTTGATACTGAACTGCCCAAAAATTTGAATAAGAAGGATTGCTCCAAAAAGCATCATCATCAATTCTATGACCAACAGGTTGACCATCTGAAGGGTCAAGTTCTGATTGATTTATAATTATTTTATCGTCAAATATTACTGTCCAAGTTCCTCTAGATGCCATTTTTTCTCCTAAGTTTTAATAATATAAATTACTGTTAAATATGGTTGAAGCACTGAAGTCGAATCTCCACTAAAGTTTGCACTCATATTGTGTTGGTGTCCCGACCCAGATCCAGTGGAGTTTGTTTCTTTGTTTTCAGGAGCCTGTCCACTAAGGTCCTGGTCAAGTTGGTTTTGAGCCATAGCTCTACCACCAACGTTCATATTATGGTTGTGACTAGCAAGTTGAGCTACTGATAAAGATGCATTTGCTGTAGATCCACCTACGTTTCCAGTTGAAGAAACAGTGTTTGCTCCACCAGTAGATGCTAAAGCTTTGTTATTAGATTTTCCAATTGCTACGTTATCTGCTAAGTTTGGAAGAGTAAAAGTAGTTGAACCATTACCTGCACCATAAGTTGTACCAATAATTGCAAATAATGCAGAGTAAGTTGATCTTGAAACTGCTGCGCCAGCACATTCTAAAAATCCTGTTGGTACAGATGAATCTGACCACGGAACAATAGTTGCTGTAGGTATACCTTCAATGCCGGTAAGGTCTGATCCATTAAAATTATATTTAGTTGCTTCGTAATTTGCCATAATATTATTTCTCCGTATACGTCCAACCTACATCTGCGCCAGAAAAAACTAACCCAAATGCTGCACCTTCAGTATTAACTACTAGGTCTGCTGTTGTATTTGCTATTTTAGAACTATTTCTTCCAACAGTCAATGCGTTGGAATCGAACGTGTATTTTGAATCTACAAAATTTACTTGGTCACCTACAGTGGGTGATGCGGGAAGAGTTATCGTAAATGCTCCTCCACTTGTGTCTACAAAAATTCTATCTTGGTTTACTGCTGTATAAGTTCCTGTTTTAGTAATCCAATCTAATGGCTGACCAAAATTAGAAAAAGGAACTTCAAAAACACCAGTGTTTGTTGCAACACCATCAAGATAAATAAGTTTATACCCTTTATCATCAGCTGCAAAAGTAACTGTTGCACCCGAACCAGATACGGCTTTAAGTTGTAATGTTTCTGCACCAGTAGTTCCATTCTTAATAATGTAAAAAGTTTCTGTAAGAAGAGGGAATGTTAAAATTCTTGATCCTGAAAGAGCACCTGTTAATTCTATAATTCTGTGTTGAGCAGTACCTGTTAATGCACCGTCTGCTATCGTTAAAGCTGTAGTTCCAGATCCAGCAACAGCTAAACTTAAAACACCACCTGTTAATTGTTCAATTAAACTTAAATTTGCGTTAGTTTTTGTTCCCCAAGTACCAGCATTTTCGCCGGTTGCCATTAGCTCTAGACCAAGGTCTGTAAAAGTTGATGCCATAATTTTGTACTCCTAATAATTGTTATTTATATTGTTTATTTAGTTTTAAGTCAAACATAATTATGCGGGTGTTTTTCTTGTATATCCTGTGCTTGTTTTAGGGACTCTTCTTGAGTATCCTGAGCTTGTTTTAGGGCTACGTCTTTCATAATATTTAAGAATTAATTCCTCAGCATTAACACTTGTAGTAGCTGTTTGACCTAAACCATTTAAACTAGCTATGGTTAATTGAGTTGTAGTAAAAGCGCCTACGGCACTTGTAGCTGATTGACCAGCTAACAATGCTGGAGTTATATTTTCTATTGTTAACGATCCAAGTGCACTTGTAGCTGAAACACCGGTCAATAAATGAATAGGGTTAGATGAAATTGTAAGAGCACCAACTTCTGTTTGAGCAGCGGATGGAGCAGTTATACCCATTACGTCTGCAGGGGATATGCTTCCTACTGCACTCGTGGCTGATTGACCAGATAGACCAACTGAATGATCGTCTACAGATAATAATCCTGGACTTGATGTTAAACTTAGTGCAGGTAATACAAGTGTATGATCAGAAAACGCAATTAAACTTCCTACTGCACTTGTAGATGATTGTCCTGTTAATCCCATTATCTGATCATCGGGACTTAAAGATCCAACACTAGTTGTTGCAGATAAACCTGTTAAATTAAATACAGCTGAGTTAACAGTGCCCCAACCATTTTCACCCCAATCTAAAGTACCCCAACCTGGTTGCACTTCTATAAATTCATTTGGTATGTTTAAAGATGTTGTTGCTGTTAAACTTGGAAGAATAACATCAATGCCAGACTCTCCCCAGTTTTCAAATCCCCATGTATCAGAACCCCAACCTGTTTCGTTAAAAGATTCTACTGATCCGATTGTAGATGTAAGTGATAGGCCTGTAACAGAAACATTAACTTCAGTTTGAAGACCGTAACTATTTTGACCCCAGGTGGTTCCGGATTGGTTCCAAGTGTTAGCCATAAGGATTTACTCCCTATGCTATCTGAACGATTGCGTTGCCTGCAGTTTGAGCTGGAAATTGAATTGTAAATGTTCCACTTGTTACAGTTTTGTCTGCACCAAAATTAACTGCACACACGGATCTGTTTGTTGTAAATCCTGTAACTGCTGTTGAATTATAAATTAAACAACCTCTTGCTGTAAATGAAGCTGAAGTAAAACTAACATCATTAAATTTAACACACGCTGTGTCACCAGATAAAACTGGATCAGCTGATGGTGTTAAGGCTGCTCCGCCTGCAGTATAACCACTGTTTGACGCGCCGCCATCAGTTTGACT